CAGGTGCATCAGATCCTTCACTTGGTCAACCAGCTTTCCCAGATATTTTTGAAGGAACTTAGACGATTGATGCTTATAAATAATTTGAGACTCTTTACTCATGGAAAAAAGTTGGTCTGACAAATACAAAAGGTCGATTGACTGCGACAATCCAAAGGGTTTTTCACAACGTGCTCATTGCCAAGGAAAGAAAAAGAAGATGAAAGAGGAGTCAAATCCTCGTATTCCTAGAAAGAAAGGGCAACCTGCGAATTCTAAGAAACACTCGGATTTATATACAGACGAAAATCCCAAGGGTACAATTCATGGACTTGGATTTAAAGATGTTGAAACTGCTAAAGCATCTGTATCTAAGATTCGCAATTCATCAAGATCTCATGCTCACAAAATCCAGGCAGCAGTTGCTATGGAACAAAGAGCAAGAGAAATGGGCAAAACTTCGGAAGCAGCAGTCTATCGAAAGTATATCAATTCCATGAAAAAGAAAACAAAAGCGATGAATGAAGAGAAAAAAGGCGATCACGAACATGAAATGATTCGTCGTCAGACTGATAATATTATGGTTGCTGCGAAAAAGATTAAAAGAAAAGTTGGTGATAGTGAAGGTGATGTAAAAGCATGGGTTCAGTCTAAAATTACAAAAGCAGCAGATTATCTAGATACTGCTGCTGATTATATGACAGATAAGGAAGAAGTCAAAGAGGGTTCTCTTCATAAATGGTTTAAGGGTTCCAAATCTAAGGATGGAAAAGGTGGATGGGTTAATGTAGTTACTGGTGGTACATGTGCCAGTGATGAACCGGGTGAAGGTACTCCCAAGTGTGTTTCTTCTGCAAAAAGAGCAAGTATGAGTAAAAAAGAAAGACTTTCTGCTGCTAGAAGAAAGAAAGCAGCAGATCCCGGTCAACAGCAAAAAACTGGTGCTGCAAAACCAACTTATGTTTCAACTGATCCCAAAAAGAAAATGAAAGAATCAAAAGAACATCCTAAGAACGTAAAAGGAATTGCCAAAGAATTAGATAAAGCAGTTGAAATGCATAAAAGTCAGGCAAAAAGACTTAGAAAAGCAGGAGTAAGTGAAGAAACGGTTGTAGAAGAAAAAGATAAAAAAGGCAAAGGTAGTGGGAAAAAAGATGCCTGCTATCATAAAGTCAAGTCCCGATATTCTGTATGGCCATCTGCTTATGCTTCAGGTGCCCTTGTAAAGTGCCGAAAGAAAGGTGCGGCTAACTGGGGCAACTCTACAAAGAAAGAAGAGTTCCTGGCACTGCCTGAGTTCACAGAAGCACAGATTAAGGCAATGGAAGCCAATGGTATTGAGGTTGAAGTTGTTGAAGATTGTTGGGATGGATATGAAAAGAAGGGTATGAAGACAATGTTTGGAAAGAGATATCCAAACTGCGTTAAAAAGAAAAAAACTAGAAAAGAAGAAATAGAACATCTGGAGGAAACTCAATCTGAAAAAGATAGAATCTTTGAAAGACTGACTCTTGGTGAGGGCATTGAAAGAATTCCATCAGAAACTGGCAAAGTATATCTTGTATCATTTTTATGGAGAGGGAAGTTTATGATGATGAAATTGTTTTTCCCTGAACTTAAACAACCTAATAAGCAGCAAGTTCAGTCAGCAATGAACAAGGTATATCCTGGTTCTAAAGTCATGAGATTTGATGCTTCTATGCTTGACAATAAGGATACTTATATTAGAATACCCGACATGTCCGAAGAAACCAAAATTGATGAAAAGATTGAGGAGGCAGCAGCATGGACAAAAAAGTCTGGAAAGAATGAATCAGGAGGACTAAATGAAAAAGGAAGGAAGTCGTATGAGCGTGAGAACCCAGGAAGCGATCTTAAGAGACCTTCAAAGAAAGTTGGGAACCCTCGTAGAAAGAGCTTTTGTGCGAGAATGAAAGGTATGAAAAAGAAATTGACCTCTTCCAAAACAGCAAACGATCCTAATAGTAGAATTAATAAAAGTCTAAGAGCCTGGAATTGCTAATTTAACTTATGCCAAGTGCTGATATTTACTTAGGGAATCCGAACCTTAAAAAGGCGAATACCCAAATTGAGTTTACAAAAGAACAAATTCAAGAATATTTGAGGTGTAAGGAAGATCCCGTATACTTTGCTCAAAATTATGTGAAAATTGTTACTCTTGATCATGGTCTTCAACCATTCAAAATGTATGACTTTCAAGAGAAGTTAGTTCGTAATTTTCATGAAAATAGATTTAACATCTGTAAGATGCCACGTCAGACTGGTAAGTCTACGACTGTGGTATCTTTTCTTTTGCATTACGCTGTTTTTAATGACAGTGTGAATATTGGCATCTTAGCAAACAAAGCATCAACTGCCAGGGAACTTCTTAGCAGACTGCAGATTGCTTATGAAAACTTGCCAAAATGGATGCAGCAGGGTATTCTATCTTGGAACAAGGGTTCTTTAGAATTAGAAAATGGATCAAAGATTCTGGCTGCTTCTACATCTGCAAGTGCTGTCCGAGGCATGTCGTTCAATATCATCTTCCTCGACGAATTTGCTTTCGTTCCGAACCATATTGCAGATGCCTTCTTTGCCTCTGTTTATCCTACTATTACTTCCGGTCAAAGCACTAAAGTAATTATTGTATCCACGCCACATGGTATGAATCATTTCTACCGTATGTGGCATGATGCGGAGAAAAAAAAGAATGAATATGTTCCGACCGAAGTTCACTGGTCAGAAGTTCCTGGTAGAGATTCTGTCTGGAAAGAACAAACGATCGCTAATACATCCGAACAGCAATTTAAGATCGAGTTTGAATGTGAATTTCTTGGATCTGTTGATACATTAATCTCTGCGTCAAAACTTAAATCACTAGTATATGATGATCCAATTAGAAAGAATGCTGGATTAGATGTATATGAACCAGCACAAAAAGGACGTGATTATGTGTGCACTGTTGACGTAGCAAGAGGTGTTGGTAATGATTACTCTGCGTTTACAATTATAGATATTACTGAATTTCCCCATAAACTTGTAGCAAAGTATAGAGATAACACAATTAAACCGATGCTATTTCCTAGCGTCATTTACGAAGTATGTAAAAGTTATAATGAAGCATTTATTCTATGTGAAGTAAATGACGTAGGTGATCAAGTGGCAGCCATTCTGCAATATGATCTTGAATATCAAAATCTATTGATGTGTTCAATGAGAGGTAGAGCAGGACAAATTGTAGGACAAGGATTTTCTGGTCAGAAGACACAGTTAGGTGTTAAAATGTCTAAGACTGTAAAGAAGGTTGGGTCTCTTAACTTGAAGACCATGATTGAAGAGAATAAACTGACCTTCTGTGATTATGAAGTCATTTCAGAGTTAACTACCTTTATTTCAAAACATAATTCATTTGAGGCAGAGGAAGGTTGCAATGATGACCTTGCTATGTGTTTGGTTATCTATGCTTGGTTAGTTGCACAAGATTACTTTAAGGAATTAACAGATCAAGATGTCCGAAAACGATTATATGAAGAACAAAAAAATCAAATTGAGCAAGATATGGCACCCTTCGGTTTCATTGTCGATGGACTCGATGATTCTTCTTTTGTGGATAATGACGGAGACAGGTGGCATGTCGATGAATACGGAGACATGAGTTATATGTGGGACTTTCAATAATGGATCTAGATGCTCAGTTTGATATAAATCATTTATTTTTTAATGAGAGAAAATGTCGAATTTGTGGCAAAACTAAGAACCTTATTGAAGATTTTTATAGAACCAGAAAAGATAAAGGTCAAGTCCCATCCTCATATTCATATGAATGTAAAAAATGCACAATAGATAGGATTAAAAAAAATAGAAAAAGATAATGTTCACGTCCTGTTCACGTCATTTAAATAATTAAAATCTCTAAATAATAATAGTTAATTTGAGACATTAAGGAGAAAAACATGGCAACTCCTCAATTATCTCCAGGCGTATTAGTCAGGGAAATTGATCTTACAGTAGGAAGAAGTGATAACGTTCTCGATAACATCGGAGCGATTGCTGGTCCTTTTAAACTGGGACCTATTGATGAACCTACTACAATTACAACTCAGCAGGAGTTGATCGATGTATTCGGCACTCCACAAAATAATGACAGACAATACGAATACTGGATGACGGCATCCGAATACCTCACTTATGGTGGTATTCTAAGTGTAGTGAGATCAGATGGAAGCAATCTAGTCAACGCTAATGCTGGTGTTGGTATTGGATCTTCTGCAAGTTTGAAGATTAAAAGTTACGATGACTATCAGGAGAACTACACTACTTCTGCAGATTACTACTATGCTGCAAGAAACCCAGGCGAATGGGGCAATCAACTGAAAGTTTGTACTATTGATAACCAAGCAGACCAAATTCTCGGTATTACTACCACTAATCTTGCTGGTCTTGGCATAACTGTTGGATATGGCGTTACGACAGCACTTTCTTCCGTTCCCATCCCTGGTGCAGGAACAACAACAACCTTTACTGGAGTGCTGAAAGGTATCATTACTGGTGTTTCTACTGATACTACCAATAGCAACAGCACAATCGATGTTAAGGTTCTTTCGAGAATCAATGCTGCTGGAACAGAGTTCCCTATTGACTATCAGGAAAACAATCCTGCTCAATCGTTTGAAGGAAGCGATACTATTACGATTCGTAACAACGCTGGTGGTTCAGAAGGAACTGCTACCGCTGTTTCTGCCGTAGACTGGTATGATCAGCAAACGCTACAGATCAATAATAGCACCATCTTTTGGAAAACGATCGCTCCAAAACCTGTTGACACAAACTTTGCCACTTCAAGAGGTGGTGGTGGTGATGCTATCCACGTTGCTGTTGTTGATGATACTGGTGCAGTAACTGGCATTGCTGGTAATTTGCTTGAGTCTTGGTCTTTCCTGTCGAAAGCGATTGACTCCGAGGCAGACGGTGATGCACCTGTTAAAAACTACTACAAGAACTATCTGGCAATCAACTCAGATTGGATCTTCCCTGGTCT